CCCATTTCGCACACACAATCGTGAGCGCAAACTTTGCAGACTGCGCAAAACTTAACTATGTTGGAAGGTTCTCGAAAAGCATCGACAATCTTATCTTGAGCATAATTGTGTCTCTTAACTTCTTCAGTCAAGTAAGACATATATTCAAAAATATCAATGTCCTTATGAATAATTTTCCATGAAGAAAAAGCCTGTGTGCTAGATGTATTTCCAACGGGTTGTTTTAGTGTAATCAACCAAATGTCATTAAGTTGTTCGAGATTTCCAAAATCAACAATGACTTTATCTGTATCTAACCTGTTATTGGTCAAATATTTAGGCCTCACCTTGAGCTCCACATGTGTGTGGGCTCTACGCAGAATAGACATGGAATTGTAGGAACAAACGCCAGCGTGCAAATCCTCAACATTAGTAGTTATGGTAAGACAACCTGGCTCAATCGTAACTTTGCCCTTATTTGCGATGTCTGCCATTACAGCATACTCGCGTATATTATTGCAAATCTTGATAATCCAAGAAGAAGGAGAAGCCTCCCAAAAATCTTTCTTGGTATTGCCAAAATCGTCAATTTTAATGCCAGTAATGTACGATCTGTAAGTAGACATGTACTTGTCACTGTCATTAAGGGTGCATATGTAATCCGAAGTGCAGGGTAAACCCATAGTTTTCAAAACCACTTGCATAGTTATATCAGCAAAAGTGGACTTACCTACGCCGGAGTCACCATAAATTTTGACACAATACGGAGCCTTACGCAAGCCGCCGCTAACTCGAACAGATATAAACTCCGTCCTTATCTTAGCGAGGGCTTCCCATTTCTGCTGGAGGATACGTTTCTCCACACCATTAGGCATGGTTTTATACATCTCGCTCAGCTTCTGAATAAGGTCTTGAAGCTCCCTATCAAATTGGGATTCGGTCTTAGTTGTGTAAATGCTGAGATTCCCATTCCTGACATACTCCCATTCCTCTAATTTTTCTATATACTGCTCTTCCATTTTCACAATGTCATTCGAGCTAAAAATCAGAGGACGCAATGTCCCAGTTGTGAAACATTGATAAGCTCCCTCAGCGAAATGGACTACTGTCTCACAGACAGCGTCAATCAAATCAGCAGCGTTAGCTTGCCTGGTTTGCGCCTCAATAGCAAACATTTCAAAGTTGCCCATATTGACAACCTTCTTCTCCATTATTCCCAAAGTTACCATTAGGGTTAATACCCTTGACACTTTGCTAAAAGTAGGAGAGTTGAGCAATAACTTCCAATCAGTTAATGCTAAAGACATGCCTTCCAGCCACTTTGGGCGACCGGAAGACTGGGGGCCATAATCAGAAAATAAAGTCTTAACTATATCCCGAGTCTGACACAATATAGATTCAGTGTTGTGCGTCTTTATATAAAGAGTAACAACACCAACGAAGCCCTTATAACTTTGGACCTCGGCTAATGCGCAATACAGCGCCGCCAGGCCCTCAATCTTCGACAAGGCTGATATGGAAATCTCCTTCCGAAGGCGATTCATAAAAGGCAAATATCTTAATAGGGCCAAAGATTGTGGCACATAATTAACTCCGTCCTCCGCCAATACACGCCGATACTCCGATTGAATATCGGGGACACTTGTTTGCTCGCTTCTGCCCTTGTCTCCGCTAATAAATGAAAATTTCATAATTTAAAGACAAGTGGGGCTGCAATTCAACAATTCTTTATGAATATCGCATAAGTATATGGGATAAGAAATATACAAGTTGTACCTCAATGCGGTGCGTTAACTTTTAAAGGGCGAGTGCTGCGAGCTACTCTAACACCCCGGTGTAGGGTGCCTGAAATTAAGTAATACACCAAGATATATTGTAAGTATGTCGTCGCTATACGTCGCGTTAATACTGCTCGACTTTGACCAATTCTTCTCATAAGCAACTTAAATCCTAACTTCAC